GGTTTGTTAACATTAAAACTTCTATGAAACTTTCTAAAATTTGAATGTCGTTTAGATTCATACTTAAAGGGTGAATTTTCGCCTAAAAGATATGTGTCCTGTTGCCCGAGGGCTGACAGACAAAGTGTGGCTCCGGTATCTGGACCGGATCTATCACACATACTACTTATTGCTTATATATTTTTAAATCCATTTTCCACATGGAGATGTGACTCGTGGCCGCCAATTTTTCCAACTCTTTCTTGATGGTATCGGTCTCCTCGTTCAGCGACTGTACAGCTTCTTTCGTGTACTGGTAGGTCTTAATGTTGAGCAAATAATCATACGAGCCATCGACCGCATCGTATGATTTAGAAATCTCATCTTCGAGTTCATTTTTCTTTCTCTTAAATACGATGATGCGCTCGTTGATGACGGCGTTTACGAAACGAGACACGTTTTCTAGTTTTTTCACCTTTTCTGTAAGAACATGGAGAAGATGCGCTTTTCGTTTCTTGTATACAGCAATTCTAATGTCCACAAAATCCGTTAAAATGTCCTCTGGGCTTTCATATTTCTTGATACCCTTGGTCGGGTGGAATAGGTGCATGTTGCTCACATGAAATGATTTTTGAAGCTTAAAATCCTTCACAAGGTTTTTCCCGGTGTATCCCGTGATAGTGAAATTCACGTCTTCTGTCGTGCTGTTGTTTACGAATCCAGAAATAATCTTCTTTTCCACGAGACCATCCAGATATTCTTTGTAATCCTGTGTCCAGCGACCCGGTGGAAGCTCGGTAATTTTGAGGTTAGTTCCAGCGCTATTGCATGTCCACACACCCTCTGTGATCCATAACCCTTCTTCGTTTTTAAACACACGACCCTTGAACTTGTCAAACCACGGTTTCATTTCTTTGAGTGTTTCGCCGTAAATAGCTCGTTCTATGTTTTCGCAAATGTCTTTTGGGTTGAACGGTGGTACATAACAACTGAATCCCGTTCCAATACCCTCAGTACCATTGATGAGAACTGTAGGTAACACTGGCACGTAATATTCTGGTTCGATGGGTCTGCCGTCATCATCGAGATACTTGAGTACCGCGTCATCTCTAGCATCAAAGAGTTTTCTTGCATGTTTTGTGAGCTTCGTAAAGATGTACCTCGTTTGGCTCGCATCTTTACCACCCATGAGTCTCGTACCGAATTGACCACACGGCTCGAGAAGGTTGATGTTGTTCGAACCAGTAAAATTATGTGCTAATTTTACGATCGTATCCGCAAGAGACACTTCTCCATGGTGATATGCCGATGTTTCTGCGACGTATGCCGCCAATTGTGCGACTTTCATTTCATTCGTCAAATTCTTTTTGAAGCATGAATACATGACCTTTCTTTGAGAGGGCTTGAGACCGTCAGACACGTGTGCAATAGAACGCTTCAAATCTGCGAGACTGAAATTTACTAGATCTTTGTGAATGAATTCTGTGATGTTAATTCGTTCGACATTTCCGTATGGGATTTCAAGTTCCGAACTCTCTTTTTCGGTGCTTTCTAAGAGCCACGTCTTACGAGAATCAGCCCTTGTTTTATCGAACGCGAGTACTACAGAATCATCTGTTTTTTCGTCTGTATCAAATTTAACCGTGAGCTGTTCGATGTTCTTGAAATACTCTCGAGCCTCGGCAGACGTGGAAGTACCGAGACCCTTGTAGTACTTAATCTTCCAACCGGGTCTCCCATTTCCATACCACGTTCTAAACATGGAATCCGTGTAGAAAGACATGGTTTGAGAACCCTTGGTGGCTTTGATGATAGGTGTCACCATGCTCACCACGAAATTTAGGTCAAGTAAACTCGGCCAAAAGTAATGAATCATGTTGAGTACAAGACCCTTGATGTGACTTCCATCAGTATCGGCATCCGTCATGATCATGAGACGACCGTATCGGAGTTCATTGAGCGACGTATACACCTTACCTTGTTGAAGACCTAAAATCTTCTTGAGGTCACTGAACTCCTTGTTCTCCGTGAGTTGTTTGACAGATGCATCTCTCACATTTTTGCACTTACCGCGAAGTGGAAATACCCCGTAATAATCACGTCCAACTACAGAGAGTCCAGCGACTGCGAGTGATTTCGCTGAATCACCCTCTGTGATGATGAGCGTACACTTTCCAGATTGTGCGGTACCCGCCTTATTTGCATCATCTAACTTTGGTATGCCGGTGATTTTAGACTTTCTCGCACCATCCGTTTTTTGAAGCTCTTTCATTTCTTTGAACTTGGACAGTGCCATGAGTTCGGATTGTACATTCGTTTTGAGAATATCTTTGATGAGCTTTTTCGTTGGCTCAAATTTGCTCCCAAATTCCTGTGGTTTGAGAGTACACTCAGACTTGACCTGACTACTGAACGTTGGGTTCACGAGTGTTGCCTTCACGAAAACCATGAATGCATTCTTCACTTGTTGCGGTTTGAGTTTGATTTTCTTTGCCATCTCGTCGATGATGTTCGACGCGAGAATACCCGCCACGTGGTCTACATGACTCCCACCTTTGGTCGTACAAATACCATTTACGAACGACACTTGTTCGAATCCATCTTCGGATGGCGCGACACACACAGACCACCTATCTGAACTGAATGTACAAACTTCGTCTGTTTTTGTGTGCATTTTAGCATATTCATTGAATGCAGTTTTTAGAAGAGCTTCTCCTTGGAACTTGACTTTACATCCCGGTGTGGTACAGATGTTCGCGTCGTAGACACGCTTCTCGAAAATCTTGAAGATGTGTTCATCCATTGATTTCATACCGAATCTTGACCAGTCTGGCGTAAACGTGACGCATACACTTGATGTCGTTCCGGAGTAGCTACGCATCTTCGGCTTTCCACACGTCTTCATGTTATCTGTCCACTCTTGTGTGTACGTCGTCTTGTTTTCGGAATCCTTGATTTTGATGGAGAATTTACTCGAGTACACGTTCGTGAGTTTTGCGCCGTATCCATTTCTACCACCGACGACACGCTGTTGCGAATCATCGTAGTTGGTACTCGTGAGAAGATGCCCAAACGTGAGTTCCGGATTCCAAATCTTCTCTTTTTCATGTTCCTTGACCGCGATGCCTCCGAGAGGTCCATTGTTCTCAACACTGATTTCACCCTTTTCTCGGTCGATGTTGACGGAGATGGACGTTACCTGTTTTGGATAGAGTGAATTACGATCGATGGCATTGACAAGAATTTCGTCAAAAATCTTAAGAAGCGCGGGTGCATAGATGACGGTTTTCTTTTCGAAACCATCACCTTCCTTGACCCAATACTGTTCACCAACACGAGACACAGGGCCAACATATGAGTCTGGTCTCTTCAAGATGTGCTCGACGTGGGTAAGCTTTTGAATGCTTTCACTCATTTTTTACTTGATTTTTAATAAACGAGGCTTCCACTTAAGCTGTTTTTTAAAAACAAAGGTAGGGGTCTTTGTTTTTTGACTTGAGGTTAGTACCTAAGTCGAATTTCACTTTTAATTATTTAATAAACGTTCGATTAAGATAATGCAAGCTTCCGCGTCTGTCGACGCCAAGACCCTCCGAGCATTTGACTATACTGGTGCGAAGATCAAGCACTTCAAGATGCTCTGTAACTATGGAACCGTTATGACGGAAGTGACGTCACCAAGTTTCCAGCGTTTGCGACAGTTGATATATATGGGCATTGAAACTGAAGACTTATTGAAATGTTTCTCATCGATCACCGATCAGCCAGGTAGAAAAAGCTCATTCAAGAGGTACACTAATTTCGTTGGGTGGATGTGTCGATCTAGTTACAAGTACTCAGATGGAGAACGTATAACACTCCATATTCGTAATTCGAGCGCAAATGAGGTAATGGACGACGTTTTGAAAGCGCTAGACGGCAAAGAATTTTCCAAACGCTTGTTCAAATTAGGTTGCGAGATCACAATGTGTCTGCGCGACAACACCGAGTTGTATATCAGCCTTAAAAATCATTAGAAATGGTATAAATATTTTGATTGTAATTGACATGTAAGAAAACGGTGTCTTTGATTACACACCCGTGTGCAAATGACAATATAAATTTATATAACTAATTATATAATGGATATATACGAAATACCCAAGTTTGTTCATGATACCACGTGTGACAAAATTGTCGGTGAGATACCATCTACACCAACTATACCAGCTGATAAAGTATTTCCATTTTATGCGGGTAGAAGTAGATATGTAGAATCATTTCCATCACGTGATGTATTAACGGATATTATAGATAGAATTAAAAATAAAGCATTCGAAACATTTGGTCATAAAGTTGGGATGACTTATACTGACGTAGTCTCGTGGTATCCCGGACAACGTATGCCACCACATTGTGATACAGTGAATCTTTTTACCGGAAATCTTCACTTTCACCCAGGTACCGAAATTAGAGACTATACTGCTATATTGTATCTTAATGATGATTTTGAGGGTGGTAAAATATTTTTTCCGGAATTACTTGTGAGTATTGAACCAGAAAAGGGAAAACTCGTTTTATTCCCATCTAATATAGATTACGTGCATGGTATAACTGAAATACGTAGTGGTGTTAGGCATTCATTTCCAATGTGGTTTCACATAATAAGAGATACATCTATGGTGTAATCAGAATTAAAAAGCGTTTCATAGAGTTATTACCTGGTAATGCAGTATCTGTTCCAGTAATTTCATTTGTTTCTGAAAAATTGTGCAGTTCTATATCCTAAGTCACCTATTCTTACCCTTGTAATTACAACATTCTAAAGATGTCCTACGAACAGTGCCTCGCCGACGCCATGCGTATGTACCGAGTGGAATCACCCACCGATAGATGCAAGAAACTCGCACATGCAACGTGGAAGATGAAACAAAAATACACACAACTTCGAAAAGAAAGGGATGGTAAGGTCATTCACTTTTTAGATAAAGCTCCAGAGCAGATAGTAGAAAAAAGGCGTGTGGTGCACACTTGTCAGGCAGTGACATTGGCTGGCAAGTCGTGTGGATTTAGAGCTACGTGTGGTGGATTCTGTAAGAAACATCAGCCAAAATCAAAATATTAGTGTATTGTAAATGTTAGACCAAGAAACATTAAGACCAGTTATAATCGCCATGGCCCTCTATGTAGCTATCGCAAAAATTGTCCCCGAAAATGTAAAGAAACCCACAAACATTGGTTTCATTGATGATATCGTCTCCATGCTTATCGCTCAAAAGGGTGCCATTGCTTCAGGTGCTATTCTCACCGGGCTCATCGTTTTCATTACCAATTACATCATCGATGAATTGTTGTGATACGTGTTCTTTTCCAACCATCCATTTCGTGTGTGAGTGATCCATGTATCTCAGTCGTTTTTCATACGCATCATTCATGAATTCCAAGAGTTGTTCTTTGTTTGGTTTGCCCCACTGCATACCTTTCTTAAACAAGAAGTCATCATTCTGCAACTCTTGAAGTTCACAATCAATCGTATACGGTGTTTTTACATATTCGGGTGCACCTCCATAATTTGTAATAATGACAGGTTTATCTCGGATGGCGGCCTCAACAGCACCCATACCAACGCCTTCTGAACTAGAAAAGCTCACGTAACAATCTGATAATCTATGTATTTTATCCAGGTCTTCATCGGATATCAGATCATTTATGACTTCTACATTTGGCAAGTTAATTTTGATGGGTTGATTACACGTGGCTTTCACTATAAGCTTTGTGTCGGGCTTATTGAGGCGCACGAACGCTTCGAGGATATCTCTAAAATTCTTTCGTTGGTCAGCGACGTTTCCAATGTGATAAAAGGTGTATTTGTCTTCGGTGGGTATATGTGCTCTAACGACATAAAATTTGGTATGTGGAAATTGTCTCGAGAACACTTTTTTGCAAAACTCGCTCGGAACTGCAATTCGGTCAAAAAATGAAAACAATTTACCATAGTCTTCGTGTACGGTTTCGGTTTCACATACAGTCATACAGTGTAAGTGTTTGACCTTTTTCTTGAGCTCTGGTATTTTTTGAAACCAGTAATTAATAGGTAAAGCAAATATGAACGCTCTTTCACATGCAGGTATGTCATTTTGAATTTCAGTATATTCCCAATCGGGGAAAAGTTCGGTATACTTTTTAGCGTGTTGCCCGATTCCACTCAGAAGACTTGGTCCTATGACGAGCATTACATTTAAAGATAATATTTCCTTTATGTATATTACAATGGAATCTATCAGGCAAGAAATCCGTGATGAAATGAAGTCTCTTCGCATCAACAAGAAACATGTCTATGACATCTTGTTGCGTTTGGTTGACGAAATTGACGGAGCCACCAAGCCAGCCCACGTGCCAGAACCCGTGGCTCCAGCTCCAGCTCCAGCTCCAGTACCGGAGTCAGTCGCTCCAGCCCCGGCACCAGAACCAGAAAAACCAAAGGTTGTTAAGAAAGTGGTTCGCCGAGTTAAAAAGAAGGTGGAGGAATCGACGTCTGCTTAGGCATGATATAGTAGACACCTCCTAATATTAGGACTATCATTATAACAAGATAGCTAAATGGGTATTTTTTTGTTTCCTTTCTAGCTTTCTCTAACTGGTCGGCATCCGGTAATTTTTTTACGTTATGATTGAGATTGTCTATTTTAGACATCAACCGATCGAGTGCTTCTAAAATTTGAACCTCTTTATTTCGGGGCTTTTCCTTTACGTCTATAGTGGTTATCTCTATTATCATGTAGAACGATACATTCGGTTTTAATAATTCGTAGTCGCCATCACCCTGTGATTCATAAAGTTTAAAATGCGTCTTTTGTATAGATATTGGATTAAATAATGCAGTTTCTCTGTGAAATGATCTCCATTGTTTGTCTCTCATGATAAACGTGTTACTTCCGGAAAAGCTTCTTTCGAGTGGTATTCTCGCGAGTATTTCACCATTTCTTTCGTCCAGTATTTGTGCACGTTTTGGTATGTCTTCGCACACCACATCTATGTATTTAGAAACATTTGTCGTTCCGGTTCCATCGCTTTCACCGACTTGAGTAACATAGAAATCCACAACTTTGAAGCCTATGACTTTTGTCATGTCTTCCATATGCACATTTGAATCGAGTGAAAAATCGATCGTAAACGTGTTATTAGAACCACTCACAAATTCTGAGTCCACGGTTACGTACTGAACTTTCTTTGGAACTTCATGTAGGTTCATCTTGTAGTTAAGTTAGATAAAAAAAGTAACATATAAACACATATATGTGGTGGCTTTACCCACGTGCATTCTGCTACGCTATAACTACTACGTGTGTTTATAAATTCATAAAGGCATCTATTGTGTTTATCGCGCACGTACCAGAATATATTGAATATTCAATCGACGATTTTAGTTGGTCTAAATTTACCGAATACCCCCACCGATTTTTGAAAACGATTCGGTCTGAAAAAAGGAAACTCGAAGAAGAACATCTTAGTAAAAAGAAAGAAGAATGAGTTTTTACACTCGGTTTTTTGATTTTTTTGTACCTAAGTCTGTAAAAGAAGACACAAAATGTAAAATTGATAACGGTGACTACAAAATAGTCATCGCTTTTAACGAAGTGGGTGAAGAAGTGATTCTTCAACTTCCTAAAGCTTATAAAGGAATCGTGTGTGTATAATGCAAAATGGTTGCACGACCAGCGATTTCCGCCTCGCTTTCTGCCAAGCCACGAACACTCTCTGTACAGACGTCCAAATCACGATATGGAAAAACCTCATCGAAATTAATTCGCACCATTCGTGCCCGCGCGCACCAAGAAAATCGTATTTACGACATGGCACTGAGTGATTTAAATGTGATTCTTCGAACTCTCCGTGTGAATCAAATTTTTGGAGAACAAAAATCAAGTTTGTATGATCCCGCCATCGACATAATTCGAACAAAAATGGATGAACTCAAAAACGAACAGTCACGTGATTACATGGAGCAATATATTTCGTGTTGTAGTGAAATCGAACGATACAAAGAAATTGAATCGAGGAATACAGAAAAGGAGCGGTTTTACTCTAAATTTGATTTATGGGAACCTACTGTAAAGCACGAAGAATACCACTCAAATGACAAAGTTCTCGAAGCACAGGTTAGACTTCATGAAATTTCGAAAAGGTGTGAAGATTTTAAAAAGAGAGAACGAATATTTAAGATTAAAGCATTCGGCAAACGCCTCGCGCCTAGAGTCGACTTTTAATAATAGACTTAAAAAAATCAAACGTAAATGATATAGAAAATGAGCCTCAATACTGAACTCGTAAAGCACTGCACATCCCTTCGTAGGTTGACCCATTTGGATGACCTTATGACGAGGATGACGAGTTTTGATACCGAAGTGTGGGCTCTCCGAGCCGAGAATTTCCCATTGAAACTTATCCCAGAAAACAGTAAAGATTACCTGTGTTACATTGGTGTCGCTCGTGAAAAACTAAATGCCGAATATGGACAAGTGCATTTTTTAACATTTGGTCATGAAAATTTTAATAGCGACGGTTCCGTGTGTAATGAGGGTTTGTTGGAGCATATGTATGACATTTACTGTGAAACAATTAAAAATAAAATGACCATCGATGACGAAGTTTATTTGTATCCGGCGGAAATCGACAATGGATCCCTTGCATATTGGTCTGATATCGCGTCAAATACCTGGGGTGTCAGAGATAAGCCTGAATTGAAGGAATTTATTAAACATAATCAACTCGAAGGATGGGTAAACTGGGACGCACTCGAAGAAGATTTACCGAAAGTTTACTACCCAAGTGAGAAAGAATATGACACCGAGTCTGAGTCAGACACCAAGTCTGAGACTGAGTCTGAGACGGAGTCTGACACCGAGTCTGAGTCCGAAGATGGCGAAATCAAACAAGACGAAGACGAGCCACCTAGAAAAAGAAGAAAGCTCATCCTCCTCAGTGAAGACGAGACCTAAATGCGAATACCCTGGGTGTTGGTATAAATCATCTAGATATGGCTGTTGTAAGGCACATGTAGATGAAGGTTTAGCGTCGGAAGCTCTATTAGAGCTCAAGTACGGGCGAAAGCAAGAAACTGTAAAGGAATGGAAGAATAGAGTCCTCAGTTCAATATTAGGCTTTTAATAAATATTTACAATATCTTTCATTCAAATTTCCCATAGGCGAATATTCGAAAAATAGATGGACGAGTGCTCCCGTGAGGATGAGCGCTCGCGAATCCTTCACAAATTTAGTAACACCCGTGTATATGACTAATGTAAGAATTCCAATTAGAATAGCCTCAACTAGCACACTCGTAAATGGACGCGCGATCATTTAAAAATACATAAGAAAAAAATTCCTAAGTCGAGAAAGTCTACTATAAATATTAACTATAAAAATGGCCGACATCGCACACCTCACCGACCTCGTCAAATCTCTCATCGATGAAGTGAAAACACTTCGTGTGGAGAATAAACAACTTCACGAAGAAGTAAAATCTATCCGAGAAGAAATGAAACCGAGGCAACGCACCGGTGTAACCAGACAACAAACTGTCAGAGCACAATGTAGTGCAATTGCCGCGTCAAGTGGGAATAGATGTAAATGCAGAGCAAAAGAAGGGAAGTCTGTGTGTGAAAAGCACGACAAACCTCAGCCATCGACGAGTACCGAATCGTC